TGGTTCTGGAAAACGCATGGATGCAATCAACTGGCCCAAGCCAAAAACTACTTGGCATTAACTAAAGTCATCAATGGTGGTGAATTTGGAGCAAAAGAGCGTGAGGCCGTCATGCACAAATGCGAACGCATACTGAATGCTTGATTAGAAGGGTCTGAGGGACTAAAATGAACAAAATATTTTTTGATGGGAGTTGGCATGGCAGACGCTAGTGTTATGACGTATGACTCTCTTGTCTTGAACATTCAGACCTATTTAGAGCGTACTGATACAACGACAATTGAGAATATTCCGCTCTTCATCATGTTGGCGGAACAAGTCATTGCCTCTCAAATTAAGTTTTTGGGCAACTTGACGGTCCAAGAATCAACCATGGTGGCTGGTAGTGCAATCATCCCCAAGCCAGCCAGATGGCACAAAACAGTATCCTTTAACTTAGCAACAGCAACGGGCAATCAGCCCGTTTTGCTTAGAAAGTACGAGTATTTGAAGGAGTATTGGCCTGTTCAAACCAGCACAGGAACTCCTCTTTACTATGCTGACTATGACTATGATCATTGGCTTGTAGCACCAACGCCTGATCAAAACTATGCTTTTGAGACCTTGTACTATCAAAGAGTCCAACCTCTTGACAGCAACAACCAAACCAATTGGTTCACCCAATACGCGCCACAAGCTTTATTGTTTGGCTCGCTCTTACAAGCTATGCCATTCTTGAAGAATGACGACAGAGGACCGATTTTCCAACAACAGTACGATCTGATCATGTCAACCCTCACCAATGAGGACAAGTTGAGAATCGCTGATCGTCAAGCCATTGCGGTGGATGCATGACAACTTATACCTCACCCTTCTCAGGTAATACCATCCAGCCAACGGACGTTAGCTATGCGTCTTATACTGGGTTAACCTCAAACCTTACCCTTCAGTGGCCTGTTAACGGCAACACTGGCAACCCAGCCGCAAGGGTCATGGAGATCAGCTTCACAGGCTCTGGTGGTTTGGTTTATATGCCAGACGCCACCCAAGTTTCTGTTGGCCAAGATGCTTTAATCCGCAACGTCGGTAGCACCCAATTTACTGTTGTTGGATACGGTGGAACTACGATCATTGCTTTGGCCGCTGGTCAAGCCGAATATATCTATGTGACCAACAACACCACCCAAAACGGAACATGGGGGATGTTAACTTTTGGTTCAGGCAACTACGCTGGAGCCGCATCAGCTCTTGCTGGTTACGGTTTAGAGGCGCTTTCAGCCACACTGAATCAGGCGTACACAATCAGCGCTTTGAGTGCCGCCTATACATTCTTGGCGTCAGATCAAGCCACAGCATTCGTGTGGAGCGGCGGTACTACCACGGCCACTTTGACAGCGGCTGGCACCCTTGGCTCGAGCTGGTTTGTTCTGGTCAAAAACAACGGCACTGGCACTTTGACCGTGAACTGCTCAGGTAGCGACACGATTGACGGCGCGACGAGTAAGACATTCCAGCCAGGGAATTCTGCCTTCATCATCTGCACTGGAACAGGCTTCATAACTGTTGGATACGGTACCAGCTCAACTTTTGTGTACTCGGTCCTGACTTTGACTGTGACGGGTGGTTCTTATACCCTAACGGCCAGCCAAGCCTCGAACACCATTCAAGAGTACTCAGGCACACTGACCTCTAACGTGACGGTGACTTTCCCGCCTGTTGCAAATCTGTATGTGATCAGCAATCAGACCAACGCAAGCGGGTATTCATTCACGGTCACCACAGGCGTTTCTGGGGGCGCTACAGCCACTGTTCCAGCCTCTGGCCAAGCCACCCTCATCTGCGATGGAAAAAACTTCTACAACGCGAATACCACCCAAGCTGGCTCGATTTCTTTTGCTTTGGTGAACGGTAACGCTGGTTCTCCTTCTTTGTACTTTGCCTCAGAGACCTCAACAGGTATCTATCGCAAGGGTACTGGAGACTTCAGCATCACTGTTTTGGGTACTGATGTGGCCGATTTCACAAGCTCTGGACTCAATGTATTGGGTTCTGGAAACTTCACTGGCGGCATATCTGGTGGTACGTTCTAATGACCAAGCAAATCTATCAAATAGCAACCAAGCCTGGAATTCAGCGGGATGGGACGCTTTTTGACTCACTGTTTTACCATGATGGGCAGTGGGTAAGGTTTCAGCGTGGGCGCCCCAGAAAGATAGGCGGATACCGTGAGATTACAGGCGCTTTGGCAGGTCCTTCAAGAGGCATTTATGTCAGCCCTCAAAGCGGTTATACAGACGTCTTCAGCGGCTATTCTGACGGTCTGCAATCGATTCCCATCAACAACGATGGTATCGGAGCTGGTATTGTGGATTGGGCACTATCCAACTTCACAGCCTCCCCCAATAACCTCTGGCAGTTTGACAACTTCTTTGATGCCACGGGTTCGGGAAATAATTTGTTGTTGGCGCACCCTGGCCAGAATTTGGCGGATATCAACAATCCCGTCAATTCGCCAGTTTTGGCAGGCAACATCACTGGGTCCAGCGCGTCAAAAGTAGGCGTTTTTACCCAGAATATCAGCATCACAAACGGTAGCACCATGGCCACCGTGGTCACTCCACTGACCAATCAATTCATCATTGGTGCTGGCCAGACCATCACAGGCACTGGTATAGCATCAGGAACCACGGTTTCTTCGATTGTTGGAACCACTTTGACGTTGAGTCTGCCTGCAACAGCCACAAATTCAAGCGTTTCAGCCACTTTTGACAACAACATCGCTGTTTCTGGCGGTGTAGTGGTGCTCTTCCCTTATGTTTTTGTTTATGGCAACAACGGCCTGATCCAAAACTCTGGGGCAAACAACGTCAATGACTGGGTCTCAGCGACCGCCAATGCGACCAACGTGGCCACTGGAAAGATTGTCCAAGGCTTACCCGTCCGCGGTGGTGTGAACGCGCCTTCTGGCCTGTTTTGGAGCTTGGATAGTGTGGTTCGTGTGTCCTACACCCCAACAACCGTCACAACGGGTTCTGGCTCGACACAGGTCTCCCAGACTTTCTACTGGCGCTATGACACGATCACGTCTCAATCGTCAATTTTGTCGTCTCAGTCTGTCATTGAGTACGACGGCATCTTCTATTGGTGTGGTGTTGACCGATTCATGCTCTATAACGGTGTGGTCAAAGAGATCCCCAATAACATGAATCAAAACTACTTCTTTGACAACCTGAACTATGCACAGCGTCAAAAGGTATATGCCACAAAGGTTCCACGCTACGGTGAGATTTGGTGGTTCTACCCTGCCAACGGTAGCAATGAGTGCAACAACGCGATCATTTATAACGTGCGAGAAGGCACTTGGTACGATGCAGGTTTTGCCGATGGTGCAAACCGCTCTGCTGGGTACTTCTCACAGGTTTTCCACTATCCAATCAATGCTGATTGGCGTACAAATGCTGTTGGCGGTGTAAATGTTGTGACCATCGGAAACGCTGGTTCAGGATATACAAATGGAACTTACTCTTATATTGCTCTTACTGGCGGTTCTGGAACTGGAGCAACTGCCACTATTGTTGTGTCTGGCGGTTCTATTACTTCTGTCACCATCCAAAACAGGGGTACTGGGTATGTTGTCGGTAATACTCTGAGTGCCGCAATACCTTCTGGTTCAAGCTTCGCTTTGGTGGTCCAATCCACCATGAGTTTTGTTTCTTTGTACCAGCATGAAATTGGAACAGACGCCATCAAGAACGATCAAGTACTCGCAATCAACAGTTTCTTTGAGACCAGCTCTTTGGCTTATGTTTTGGGTAATTCTTCTCAAATTGCGCCCATGAGTGAAGTCAATAAGTGGTGGAGAGTTGAGCGAGTTGAGCCTGACTTCATCCTTTCTGGCACTATGGATATGTATATCACTGGCCGTCCATATGCTCAGATTGCTGACCAAACCACTGGCCCCTATACATTCAACGCAAATACTGGCAAGATTGACCTCAAAGAGCAAAGACGTGAGATGAGATTAAAGTTTGTCTCAAACGTGGCTGGTGGTAATTACCAGTTGGGTCGAATCATGTTGGATGCAGACGTTGGAGACGTGAGGGGCTACTCATGAGTTTAATTCCATACAATCAAATCAATGTCACACCGCTTATCTATGATCCAAGATACCATACTTTTGATTCTTGGGCTTCACTTATGTGTGAAGCGTTTGCTGGGAATCAATTGGAGATACCAAGTCCAACAACACTATGGCAAAGCTGGGCTGTGGGATTAAAGGGTATTGACCTTTTTAACAATTCACAGGTTCCTGACCCATACAGTTATGACTCTTGGGACAAGTGGGCATTGGACCTCAGAAACAACTTCTCACCTAATCCGCAATGACAACTAATACCGATCCATCAGCACTTGTCAGCCAATACTTTGCGGCTAACCCTACTGCAACCACAAGTGATGTGGCAAAGGCAGTTTCATCTATTGGTGGTCTCGGAGCGGTACCAGGTCTTGCTGACGCTATCGCACAGCACTACGGCACAACTTCTGATGTAGTCAATACTCAATACAACACATTAACTGCTCCTGCTGTTTCTTCTGGAACAACTGGAGGAGCCAGTTCAGGCATAAGTCCTTTTGCACAAACCGTTGTTAATGCTGATACAGCAAACAATATTCCAATTACAGGTGGATTGTCTTCAATTTCACCAAATGGTGGCATATCAAATATTGCATCCAATTCTGGTTTAAATACTGGATCAACAGCAAATAATCAATCTCAAACTGGAACACAACAAGATTTTTTAAGCCAATACAATAGTCAAACGCAACAAGGTATTAAAAACGCAGGTTTAGATACTTTAATGGCACAAGTTAATTCTGGCGCAAATGCTTCTGACATTCTGAGCCAAGGATTAACTCCTCACGCTGTATCAACATATAAAGATGCATCAGGAAACGTAGTTACTGCACCGCCAAATACTTATGTTGTCAGCAAGCCAGATGGATCTGGTGGAACATTAAATTATTTTTTCCAAGTTGACCCATCAACTGGTAAAGCAACTCCTATTGCCAATCCAAGTCAAAATCTTACCTATACTGGCGGATCATCAGGTGGATGGTTAAAGAGCGTTGCATCAAGTCTTGGTCCACTTGCTGATATTGCTTTGGCTGTTACTGGAAACGGTGAATTTATTCCTTTAGTAAGTGGAGCAACGACTTACGCTCAAACTGGAAATTTGGGTAAAGCTTTAACTTCAGGACTTTTATCCGAAGGTGCAATCACTGCCGCTCCACTTGTTGGTAACGCTGTCTCATCTGCAACTTCTGATGCTTTGGGATCTGTTGGAAGCAAGCTTGCCGCTGGTGCGGCCAGTGCATTAACTGGTGCTGAAATTGCAACACAAGGTAAAGCAGATGCATTGACTGCTTTAGTCAGTGGAGGTATTAGTGCGGCTGTTCCGTTGGTCGGTGCTCAGATTCCAGGGTATTCTGACCTCAGCGCCGCAGGCAAAGCCGCCGTAAACAAAGTTATTGGTGGAACATTGGCAGGACAAAGTACTGATGCCATAGCAATTAACGCGGCTATTGCGGCAGGTGCTCAAGAAGTTAAAAATCAAATTGGCAGTTCTTCTACTGGAACTTCTGGAACTTCTGGAACAACTACAACTGGTACAACTGGTGGCAGTTCTAATGTTGCAACAGTCAATGCAGGTACTTCAACTGGCGGATCAGAAGTCATTGATCCAAACAGTGTAACGAATGCGGCAACTGTGGCATCTTCAGCCAAGCCAGGCGATAATTCAGAAAAATTCGGTCAATATACAAATGCAAGTTCTGCTGTTGATATTAACAATGCTCCAATTGACGTATCAAAATTAGTTGTTGGTCAGCCTGTTGTAAGCACTGATCCAAATACTGGTA